CTGAAAAGCGCCGGCGTCACCGGCTCGGCGGTCCTGGACGGGGCCGAGGAAAGCCTGACCAACTACGACTGCCCGGTCGCCATCGACTGGCGGCGCAATGCGGTTCGCGTCCCCAAGTCTCAGTCGTTCCAGACCGAGATGAACCTTCTGGACGCCGGACGTGATGCGCTCTTGGTGTGGGAAGCGGAGAAAATCCGCGACGACATCACCGACGGCTTCGGCGGTGTCATCACCGACACCAACGGGACGATGGTGAAGATGTCCGCTTCAACCGCTGGCCAGCGCAACACTTGGGCGGCGGCGAACAAGGACCGGTTGCTCTTCGGTCACCTGATCAGCAACTACTCGGCGACCTACGCGACCGCTTTGGGCAATGTGAACAACACCACCGACAAGGCCACGGCGGGCAATATGTCCCTCGCCAAGCGCCTTGCCAAAGTGGCCGATCAGCACATCCGGCCCTTCCAGGTGAAGACGGGAACCGAGGGCATCCGGGAGTTTTTCCTGGCCTTCCACGGCTCGCGCTCATTCCGCGACCTGAAGCTGGACAGCACCATCGTGGCGGCCAACACCAATGCCCGCGCTCGCGAGGGTGACGGCATGGATCGCAACCCGCTCTTCCAGGACGGCGATATCATCTACGACGGCATCATCCACCACGAAGTGCCGGAAATCGACGCCTGGGCGACCGCGACGGGGGTCTACGACGGCTCCGGTGCGGGTGGTGTTGACGTGCGGCCGATCTTCTTCGCCGGCGGCGGCGCCGTTGCCATCGCCTGGGGCCAAGAGCCCACTCCTCGAACCGACTACATCAAGGACTACGGTTTCCGTCCCGGTGTGGCCATCGAAGAGCTGGTCGGCGTCAAGAAGATCAGCTTCAACGGTGTGCAGAACGGCATGGTCACGATGCACGTCGGCGCCGGCGCTGATACCTGATCCCAACCCCTAACCCCTTGGGGGCGGTTCCTTGCGGGATCGCCCCTTTTTCCTTCTTTTCATGAAAGGAACGACCTAAATGGCCGTTTTCCAGAATACACCCAACCCCGTCGCGTCCCTTGGGGCGTCGCACGGCCTCGCCGAGAACAGCAAGGTCGCCTATGCCTCGGTGGCCGTCACCACGGCCCTGGCGATCAACGATACGGTCAACTTCTTCTACCTTCCCGCCGGGGCGACGATCCGCAGCGCCTATCTCCGCGCTTCGGTTCCGCTCGATTCCAACGGCGCGCCCACGCTCACCATCGACGTGGGCGATACGGGCCTGACCAACCGCATCTTTTCCGCCTCCCTCGCCGGTTCTTCGGTGTCGGGTTCGGACGCCGTGCCGGTATGGCTGTCGCTCGGCTATCAATACACCGCCGCGACGTTGATCTCCGCCACGGTCAAGGCCGCCGGCGCGACCAAGGTCGCCGGTTCGCTGACGCTGCATATCAGCTACACGGTCGAGGGCTTGGCGTCGTAAGGCTTCGCAACCGTCAGGGGGGCCGACGCGTTATTCTACCCGCCACGTCGGCCCCTTTCTACCCGTCAACCTGCGGCCGCTAGGCGCGCCCATGATGTCGGGGTCGCGGCCCCTTAAAGGTTGCTACCCCTGTGACGCCGGGGCGGGGGTTGTCCCCTGCCGCCTCCGCCCCGTGCGTTCCCTCTTTTCCAGCGAGGTCACATGATCAGAATCCGTTTCACCGGCGGCGATGACTACTGTGAGGTGTTCGACCACGGCTTTATGCCCGGCGAGTGGGTGGGGGTCCGTGATCTGACGCCGGAACAGGTCGCCAAACTCGCCGCCAACCCGACCTTCGAGGTCCAGGAACGCGCCGACGAGCCCCGGCATGTTTTCCCCGGCAACGGCATGGTGCTTGAAATGCCGGTCCGCGTTCCGGAGGCTGTGGCCGAAGCCGCCCGCGCGCCCAAGCCCAAGCCCCGCAAGGCCCGGAAGCCCCGCGCCGACAAGGGCAAGGCTAGGGTCGCCAAGCCTGATCTTCACGCGGCGCCCTGATGTCAACCTGCCGGGACGCCATTCTTGACGCCATGCTCGCGCTCAAGGTTCTGACGCCTGGAGACGATCCCCAGGCGGACGAATTGGCGACGGGTCTGACGGCGATCAGCGTCATGGTGCTGGAGGCGCACAACGCGCGCGGGCCGATGCTCGACGTGGACATAAGCGCCAACTATGTGGCGAGCGAAAACCAGCGGGTCCGTATCCAGGCCGGGGTCACCGTCACGGTTACGCTGCCCAACAGCGTCCCGATCTATATCTCCTATAACCCCAACGACTACGGGTTTTCCGCCCCGACCGTGCAGCCCCCGGTGGGCTCGATTGTCACGGCGGACGGAGCGCAGTTCCGCCAACCCCATGACGGAGCGCGCATCGAAATTGTCGGGACCACTCAGGCGCTCTATTTCTACCGCGCCGACATCAACCAGTGGCAGGCCGCGACGGAGCTCACGCTGGACGCGGAATTGCCGTTCAATGCCCGTTATACCGGGGCCTTCGCCGCTTTGCTCGCCGAGCGGTTGATGGACGTTCTGGCCGCCGCCGAGCCTTCGCCGGGCCTTACGCGGCGCATCCAGCGGGGCAATAGCGCCATGCTGATGCGGACCGGCACGGCGCGCGATCCCGTAATCGCTTCGTATCTCTGAAGGATAGGCCCACATGAATAGACTGACCAGCCTGCTTGCGGGCGTGACCCTCCTTGCCTTCTGTGGCGGCCAGGCGCTGGCGGGGGGCGTATCGGGCGTTGACGGGACGCTGGACGTGACGGTGGCCAGCCCACTCCCGACGGGAACGAATAGCATCGGCAAAGTGACGAGCGGACCGTCGGCCCGAACCATCGTCCCGCTCGACGTGGCGACGGTCACGACCGGGGGAACGGCTGTAACGGCCTTGAGCGCGGGCCATCGCACGGCGGGCGGCTTCCTCTACAACCCCATCGGCGCGACGATCAACCTGTGCATCAACGAGCAGGGAACGGCCAGCGGCACAACATCGGCGGGGGCTCTGACGTGCATCCAGCCGGGGCAAAGCTACACGCTGGCTCCCACGGCCGGCGCTGTGTCGGTCATCACGTCGGACAATTCGCACCCCTTTAGCGGATACGGGCTCAACTGATGCGCGCCCTTGCACTTATCCTGGCGCTGATCGCCGGACCTGTCGCAGCGCAAGTCGGCCCACAACCGGGCTTCTTCAACCCGCACGCACCCGGGGCGTTGGGCGACGTGACGCCCGCCACCACCGTCGAGGCTTCAACCGGCCTCTACAACGACGTGGCCGGGATCAGGGGCTACGGCGGCACGTTCGACGCAGCAACGGGCCTCACCCTTCCGGGGGCCAATATCGTTGGCTTTTCCTCGGGTGTCGATGGCCGTTCAGGAAACGCCGATACCGTCCTTTGTCGCGGCGCCGCTGGGGTCGTCAACGTGGCCCTGAACAACTCTTGCGGGACTGGCGGCAAGATGAGCATGGCTGGCCTTACAATGACCGGCCCCCTCGTCCGCAAGGGCTACACCGTGGCGACCCTCCCGGCTGCACCTGGAACCGGGGCGGCGGCCTTTGTCACCGACGCGGTTGCTTGCACCTTCCTTGCCACCCTGACAGGCGGCGGCGCGGCGTGGTGCCCGGTCGGCTACAACGGCGCGGCGTGGGTTGCGGAATGACCGTCGCGTCGGATGTGATCTCGTTCAGTGCGGTGGCGTTCTAGATGCCCTTCACCGGACAAAGCGCCCAGCCCTTCAGCGCGTCCGACGCCAACCTTGCCGTTGATGATGTGTTCGGCCTGGCCATAGACGACACCGCCAGCCTCAATATCGTGAACGGCGGCGACTTCGACGGCCAATCCGCTTCAGTTGTTCTCTAGGAGGGGCATGTGGCAGTCGGCGACAAGCAACTAGGCGACCCCGCCATCACGGCGATCACCGCGCCGGTGGGGACCGATCTTCTGCCGATCTGGCGCGCCAAGCCGCTGCAGCGGATCGCGTTCTCTGATCTGAAGGCATCAATTGCCGCGCCCCTGTCCTTTCAATCCACGACGGGCGGCAACCTTCTGATCGGCTCGAACGCCCCCTTACTGCATAACAACGCGGTGGGCGCGCATGACGGCGATGCCAACACGGCCATCGGATTTAGTATCTGGCCAAGCGCGACGTATTGCGCTTTCTCCGTGGCCATCGGCTTTGCCAGTCAGTTTTCCGTGACCGGGAACGCCGGGGGTGTCGCCAATTCCCTGACCTCGGTCGGTGCTCAGTCTCTCACGCGCGCGACCACGGCCACCGGCGGCGTGGCGATGGGAACGGACGCCGGCGGCAACATCACCACGGCGACCAACTTCGTCACCATTGGCCGACATTCCCTCTCCAATCTGGGCAGCGGCATCAACCTGACCGGCAACGGCTTTGTGGCCATTGGCGATAGTGTCGGCCTGCATATGACGGGCCTGAACGACTCGGTTCTGATCGGCTTCAACAATAGCTATACCAACCCAAACACGGTTAATCAAAGCAACCTGATTGGCTCCAACGCCGCCTTCTTGGCGACAAACGTCACTCTTAGCGATGTGTGTGGGTATCAAGCCTGCTCGGTGGCGACTGAAATAACGGAAACATCCCTGTTTGGGTATCGGTCACACTACGGGTCTGGAATTGTTAGATACTGTGTCGGCCTCGGCAAAGACGTTATGTATCAGGATGTTGGAAGCCTGGTAACGAACATCGGCAACGTCGCCATTGGATATCAGTCGGGCTACTATGTAAGCGGCTCTAACAACTCATTTTACGGCTACAGAACCGGCGCTCAAGCTGCCAATGTCGCGCTGAGCGGCGTAGTGCTGATCGGCTACCGCGCCGGTGACGTGGCAGCCGGCGCGAGCGCCATCGGCAATAACGATTTCGTCTTGGCGAACAACTATCTGGATGCCTCGCGGCTCATGTGGGGGAACTTCACCGCCGCGACGCTGAATCTGCGCTCCAGCGCCCTCACTCTGGTCGGCAATCCCGTCTACGCCAATAACGCCGCCGCGCTCGCGGGGGGGCTGACGGCTGGCATGGTCTACCATACCGCCGCCGGCGCTCTGAATGTCGTCGTTTAAGGAGGCGAGAGCCAATGTCCCTCACCGTCCGTGACGTAATCACACGCGCTGGCCGCCTTCTGGGTTCGGTGGCTTCGGGCGACAGCCTGACCGCTGACGAGGGGGCCGATGCGCTGGTGGCGATCAATTCGATGAAGCGGGCGATGATGGGAACGATTATCGGCCCTCGCCTGGGCTCCATCGCCCTGACCGGGACCACCGGCCAGGCGGAGAACGGCGGGGAGTATGCCATACCCGTTGCGTCCTTCACGCTCACCGCCCCGCTCAACCCCAAGTCCGGGGCGCGCTTTGGGGTGACGGATGCGAACCTCAACTGGACGGCGCAACCCCTGACCATCGCCCGCAACGGGCGGCTGATCAACGGGTCGGCGGCCAATTACGTCATTTCCACACTCGGGACCAACACCCGCTTCTGGTATCGCGGCGACACCGGCAACTGGGTGATCGAGGCCGACTATGTGACGCTGGACGATGCGGTGGGCTTTCCCGACAGCCTGATCGACTACCTCCCGCTGATGTTAAGTGTCGTGATGGCGGCCGAGTATGGTTCAGACCTTAGACCGGAAGTGGTGGCCGGCGCGGCGGAGGGCAGGCAGGCGTTCGCCCGGTCGTATGCCCGTCGCGGCCGCAATCAGTTGGACGCGCCCATCGGGGTGCAACTGGCGGACAAGCCGCAATCGGCGCAGCAGGGCTAAATGCCCGGCCAAGGTTCGGCTCCAGCGGAGCAGATCGCCCAGTTTCGCGCCGACGGGATCAGCGCCACCACCGGCCTGCGGATACCGTTCTTTTCCGACAGTTTCTCCCGCGCCTATGGCCTGCCCGATACGCGCCTGGTCAACATGATCAGCGAGGCGACGCCCTTGCGGGAGGAACGGCCCTACGCGGCTCTGGTGGGCTTGCGGGAGGTGCGCTATTCGCGGCCCGGCCTTGTGACGGGGTTCAACTACGGAACCGGGCCGATCCGGTGCGTGTTTGCCGCGCCCCCGTTGCTCGGCGGCGGCGTCATCGTGGTGTCGGGGACCACGGCCTACAATGTCACCACCGGGGCGAACCTGGGCAGCGTTCCCGGAACCGATATGGTGCGTTTCGCGGTCAGCCGGTTGCAAATGGTGCTGGTCGCCGCCGGCGTGGCCTACCGCTACGACGTATCGACGGGCGGCGTGTTTGTTCCCATCGTCTCGGCCAGCCTGCCGCCGCCGCTCGACGTGGTCTATCTGGGCGACCGCTTCGTCTATGCCCTGATGGGGACCGATACCTTCTATTGGAGCGAGATCAACGACGCGGCCAACATCAAGGGCCTCTCGTTCGCCACGGCGGAGACATTCCCCGATCCCATTGTCGGGCTGGGGGTGCTGAATAACGAGCTGATCATCTTCGGCGGCGCTTCGGTGGAGACGTGGAGCATCAACGCCGACGCCAATTCGCCGTTCATCCCGGTGCAGGGGCGGGGCTATCAGCGGGGCTGCGCGGCCAGGGACGCCATCGCCTTTTCGGACAATTCGCTCTTCTGGATCGGCGATAACCGGGTTGTCTATCACACCAAGCAAGTCCCGGCGCGGGTGTCGTCCAGCAGCATCGAGGACAAGCTGCGGCAATGCGCCAACATCGCCGGATGCACCGGCTTCACGGCCATATTCGAGGGCCACGAGCTTTATGTGCTGAACGTTCCGGGGGTGGGCTCCTACGCCTACGACGCCTCGCGGGCGGAGGCGGCGACGGGGATCGCGGCGGCGGCGGGGCGGGGGGAATGGGGCGAGTGGCGGTCATTCAACAGGACGACGTTCCAGGGCCGTTGCGGAGCGTCCATCGGCGGCGTGGTCTATGTCGGCGACGATACGACCAACGATCTTTGGACGATGCAGGTGGGCGTCTACACCGACGGGGCCAATGCGCTGGTGCGGGTGGCGAGCGCCTTCATCAAGATCGAGGAAGGTAGCCCGCGCTGCGACAACCTGGTTCTGCATTGCGTCCAGGGGGTGGGCAATCCGGTCGATCCGGGGAGCAACCCGGTGGCCGAAATGCGCTATTCCGACGATCAGGGCCGCACGTTCCGCGACTGGCGCACCGCGCCGCTGCACAAGGGCGGTAAATACAACGCGCGCACCTTCTGGGCTCGGCTGGGGCAGATGCGGGCGCCTGGAAGGCTGGTGGAGATACGGGTGAGCGATCCGGTGAACGTGGTCTTAAGTCACATTGAGCTAAATGCTAACCGCCCAAGTCAGTAACATTCCACCGCTTGCGGTGCTTAATCATACTAATCGTAGAGTTATACACTCCATAATCTAACGCAATGGCGGTGTTTGTCTCTAATCCGGTCGCTAGCCGCGCCCGTATCGCGTTAACGGAGGCCAGGGTCAACTTGGACACTGAACTGCGCTCCCCGCGATGGTCCGCGTGGCGCCCCTTTCTGGCCATGTCCGCCATGTTATCGGTATGTGTTCCGAGAAACAGATGACCGGGGTTGCAGCAAGGCGGGTTGTCGCAGCGATGAAGAACATACATTCCGAGAAGGCCAGATGGCCCCGGAATGACGCCATTGATTAGTTCCCATGCCACGCGGTGTGAGAGTTTGTAACTGCCTCGCCCGTGGTAGAAGCGCCCATAGCCGTTAGGGTCGCGGGCGCCGGACCATTCCCAGCAGTCGTTTGGTTCGCGTTTGGCTACCTTGGGCCAAAAACGGTCAACGGCGGGGATTGATTTGCTTTCTATCGGGCCTTCCATCGGCGAGCCTCTTCGCCAGCGTCTCAAGTGTCGGCGACAAAGGCCGTGCGCGTTAATGCGGGTAAGACAATTTGGAGCGGTGCAATATGAAATGGGCCGGGCCATATATTCCTGACTATCACGGCATGTTCACAGGCTCAAGGCTTAACGCCACGCGGCCGAGCAATTGACCGTCCCGCTTTTCAACTTCTCCAACCCGATCACCGACGCGGAAGGCAACGCAACGCAGGCGTTCCGCACTTGGATGACGGCGGTGGCGAAGGATTTGAACGCGGCTTCGCCCCTGGCGGCGGCGGCGGTTCCGAACACGACCAATGTGATCGCGGCTGGGGGCTTGCAGACCGGCGGGGCTCTGGGCAGTGACGTGGGCGTGACGCTTTACAAGATCATCACGACGGTTGCGGGGCTCCCGACGACGACCACGGCGGGGGGCGACTGGGCGTTCGCGCGCAATGGGAGAAAGCCCGGCGAGGGCGCTGGGCTTGGGACCGGCTGTCCCGTTGTTTGGAGCAACGGCAACTGGTATTCGTCCTTTAGCGGCGCTATAGTTGCGGCATGAAACAAACGTTATCTGAGCGCTTCAACAGGTTTGTTGAGCCTGAGCTTAATACAGGCTGTCTATTGTGGTCCGGCAGCCAAAGCCCGAAGGGCTACGGTCAATTTGCGGTCCCGCCGAGTCCGCTAAGGGCGCATAGGGTCGCGTGGGAGATTGAGAACGGTCCCATTGCGCCCGGTCTGATGGTTTTGCACCGATGCGATACCCCGGCTTGTGTGAATCCGGATCACCTGTTCCTCGGAACGGCTGCCGTGAATATGGCAGATAAGGCCGCCAAGGGGCGGCAATTGAGAGGCGAGGGCATTGCCTGCGCTAGGCTGACCCGCGCCGAAGTGGCCGATATCCGAACCATCTATGCCGCCGGGGCCACGCTCAGAGAGCTTGGCCTGAAATATGGCGTTCACAGAGCGACCGTGAGAGACGTCGTTAGGCGCAAGACCTGGGCTCACGTGGCGTAAGGAAAAGCAATGGCCGGAACGTTCCTTCCTCTCCCCGCCATCCGAGCGGTTGATACGAACGGCATACCTCTAGGTGGGGCGTTGCTGCAATTCTACGTCACTGGCGGCACTACTCCGACAAATGTCTACACCGCCTCGAACCTTGTCACGCCGCTGAGCAATCCGGTGGTGAGCGACAGCGCGGGACTATTCCCGGTCATTTACATGGACCCCGCCGTCACCTACCGGGTGCAACTCAAGACCGCCGCCGGAAGCCTGATCCGCGACGTGGACCCGCTCAACGGGCCCCTCGTGAATGCCGCTTTGTCGATCACGGCGGCGATGCTGGCGGTGGGCTCGGCGGTATCGAACCTTGGCTACACGCCGGTCAACAAGGCGGGAGACACGGCGACCAATCTGCTGCTGGTCAATACGGCTCCAGCCGTCACCTCGGCGGGCTTCCTCGGCTCGCCTATAAATCAGCAGGACGGGGTGTATGCCCTCGTTCTGGCCGACGCGGGCAAGACGATCCGCCACAATAGCGGGGCGGGCCATGCCCATACGATCCAGCCGGTGGCGACCGTGGCGTTGCCGGTGGGCTCGGTCGTGGTGTGGCGCAACGTCGGGGCCGGGGTGGTGACGCTCACGCGCGGCGCCGGGGTGACATTCACCAAGGCGGGCAGCGCGACCAACGCGGATATCGCCTTGGCGCAATGGGGCCTGGCGACCGCGATCATGGAGACAACAGACAACTGGGTTTTCTCCGGCGTCGGAATGACCTAGTGACCGGCGCGATCCTTGCGGGACTTAGCGGCGGCGTGGCCATCGGCGGGGGCTCGGTGGTGGTGACGCCGGCGGTCCACTGGACGGCCATTTACGATACCGACTTCGGCTCAACCAACGCGCAGACCTTGGCGGGGTTCACCGCGCCCATTTCGATCACGGCGAGCCGGACGGGCACGGGGAAAATCTCCTACAGCCTGAACGGAACGGCCCACACCTATACCGGGGCCTTCACCGCCGTTGCCGCCGACGTTCTGGTATGGATCATGGCCACGCTGGGCATCAACACCGGCAACGTCTCGGGCAACCTCACGGTGGTCAACGCGAGCAACGCCGGGGCGGTGCTGGGGGTGATCGCCTACACGGTGATCGACGGGAAGGGGCTGTGATCCGCATCGAGCGCGACCCGGCATGGTGGGCTGACATCGCGGGCGATTTGAGGGTCGCCGAACGCATCGGTGTCTCACCAGATCAGATCGCCGCTTTCATCTGTCGGCCTGGGGTCACGGGTCTGGCCACGGAACATGGCGGATATGTCTTCAGCACCCTGGATAGCTTCGGGCTCGTCTATGAGGTCCACGCCCTGTTCACCCCGGAAGGGTGGGGGCGCGAGGCGGTGAACGCGGCGCACGAGGCGCTGCAAATCATGTTCGACCGGGGCGCGCAGATCATCGTTGTCTATCAGCAGGACGAGCGCAACAGCTTCACCCCGCCAATATCCCACGGCTGGAAACTCGCCGGGGATTTCAGGCCGACCCCCATGGGGGGGTTCCGCACATGGGTTTTAACGATTTCAGCATGGCGCGGTTCGACCGCAGTTAGGAGGCGCGCATGTCTTCATTAGGCTCGATCATCGGCGGAGTCCTAGGGATCGGCGGCTCTCTTTTCGGAGCCCACTCTTCCAGCAGCGCGGCTAACCATGCTTCGGATGTTGCCGCGCAAGCCGCCGCCTCCAACAACGCCCTGCAAAGCCAGATTTACAACTCGAACAAAGACCTCATTCAGCCCACGGTTGACCGGGGCAACCAGGCGGCGGACGAGCTGAGCGGGTTTCTCGGCCTGGGCGGTGATCCGGCCAAGACACAGGCGGCGTTCAACACCTACCTCAACTCCACCGGCTATCAATTCGAACGCGGCCAGGGGATCGACGCGGCGTCGCAGAGCAAGGCGGCGGAGGGGCTGTTCAACAGCGGCGCGGCGCTGAAAGCCCTGGACGACTACGGGACCGGCGTGGCGCAGAAGTATGGCCAGCAGTATGTCGATAACCTGGGCGGCATCGCCACGCGGGGGGTGAACGGGGTCAATGCGCTCACCGGCGCGGGGACGAATTACGCCAACGCCGTGAGCAGCAATAACAACAGCGCGGCCACGGCGAGCGGCAACGCGGGGCTGGCGGCGGCGAGCAACACCAACGATTTGATCGGCAACGCTTTCAAGGCGTTCGGGGCGTTCAAGGGCGGAAACAGCTTCGGCGCGTCGAGCTATGGCGGGGGCGGGAGCGCGGCGGCGACCTCGGGCGCATACGGCGGCTTTGGGCCGGGAGGCTGACGCATGACCGATGGCGTGAATATCGACTGGGGCTTGGCGCGGCCGGCGCCGGACTACATCGGCGGATATCAGAACGCCTTCGAGGTTGGCCGCCAGATGGCGCGCTCGCAAGGCATCCAGGGCGCAAATCAGCAATTCGCCACCGATCCCCAAGGCGCGGTCAACGCCATGCGCCAATTCGACCCGGTTCAGGCGCAACAGCTTCAGAGCCAATATCAGGGGCAGCAGGATCGGGCCTCGACCATCCGGCAGGCGCAAGCCGAGGCGCTGGGAACGCCGGAAGGTTTTCAGACCGCCTTAACGGAAGCGGGCAACCGGGGGGCCGCCGGCGACGTGATGGACCTGCACAAGACCATCGCCGGGCTTGGACCGCAACAGCAGGCGGCGGCTCTGCAAAAGCTGGAAGCGTTGGGCGCGGTCACCAACGGCATGATGGGCCATAAAGAGCTACGCAACCCGGACGGAACGCCGAACATTCCGGCCCGTCTCTCAGTCGCGCAGCACTTCGCCAAACAGAACGGCGTGGACCCTAGCACAATAAAACCGGAAGACCTGACGGACGAGGCGTTGACGGCCTTCGCCGCGAACCTCAAAAACGCCGAACGCGCCAGCATGACGCCTGAACAGCGCCAAGCGGCGAGCAAGCCCCTCATCTTCGGCAAGGATCAACACGTCCTGGTCCCGTCCGACTCCGACTATGCCCAGCAAGCCGCTGGGGGCGCGTCCGGCGCTCAGGGGGCCGCACCTACCGCCCAACCCGCCGGATCGGCTCCAGCGGCCCCGCAGGGCCTTACCGGCATACCCGCGCAGGTGGCGGCGGAAGCGCAGCGGCAAGGAGTTGATCCCAACCTCGCGCTGTCCATCGCCCACGCGGAAAGCCGCTTCAATCCCTCGGCGCGCAGCCCCAAGGGCGCGCTCGGCGTCATGCAGCTTATGCCGCACACCGCTCAGGGCCTTGGCGTCGATCCGACAGACCCGGCCGATAACATCAAGGGCGGGATCGCCTATCTCAAGCAGCTTTCCGACCAATTCCACGGCGACCCCAGGCTGATCGCGGCGGCCTATAATGCTGGTCCCGGCGCGGTCACTCAGCACGGGGGCGTTCCACCTTATGCGGAGACGCAAAAATACGTCGAGAACGTCACCGGCGGCGCTTCGCCCTATCAAGTCGCCTCCAATGGCGCGACACCGCCCCCACCGTCCTACAAGCCCCCGGCGGGCTATGTGGACCTCAATCCGGGCGTTGGGGAAGGAAACGCGGCCGGCGGCAAGCGCATGGCGACGCCCGCCGAGCTTAAGGCGAAAGGCTACAGCCCGACCGACCACCTTCAAATCGACGACAAAGGCAACATTTCCGACCCGCCCAAGGGGGCGACGTTCGCGGGGGCCACCGGGCCGGCAACAGGCGACACGACCAAGACGGGCGCGGATTATCTCGCGTCTCTGGCGCCGGGCCAGCGAGCGCAGGTCCAGATGGTTATCGACGGGCGTCAGGGGTTGCCGGAAAATCCCCGCACACCCCAGCAAATGGCGCTTCAACAGGATGTGGCGTTGTCCGATCCGACCTACAGCGCCGCCATCTTCAAGGAGCGCAACAAGACATTCACCGACTCGTTCAGCACGGCCGGAAGGACAGCGATGCGTCTTCGCGCTACCAGCACCGCCATGGACCACGCCGCAACGCTGTTGGACCTGATCAACAAGCTGGGAAACAACGACACACCAGTCGTCGGGGGCATCATCAACAGTATGCAAAACGCTGTCGATCCGCAAAGCCGGTCTCTTTCCGCTCGAATGGGGCCGGTCATCCAACAGCTTGCCATCGAGTCCGCCGCCGCCGCTCAAGGGGGGGCTCCGCATGAAGGAGAGGTGCAGGGATACCTAGAAACTCTCCGTGACTCCAATAGTCAGCCCACGGAACAGAAGGGCGCGCTTCGCGGCCTGATCGACGTTCTCACGCAACGCCTCAAGGAAGAGCAAAACACTTACGACAGGTCGCGGTCGTCTACGCAGTCGCCATTCAATGCGCTGTCGCCTGACGCCCGCGAGGCTGCCGCGAAGATCAATGTGATACAACAGAGACTGGGCGGAACCGGCAAATCCCTTGGTGGCGGACCCAAGGTCGGCGCGGTAGAAGACGGCCACCGCTTCAACGGCGGCGATCCGAGCAAGCCGTCTAGCTGGACACGGGTTCAATG